AGCATACGTTGAAAGACCTAAGCCTAAGAAACGACCACGGGTACACAAAAAATCAAAAAACAAAGACGAGAAAAGATCATATAAAAAATATAATAAACAGGGAAGATAATGACAACACCACCTAAAACACCCGCAACACCAGTAGATACAGTTCTACAAAAAGGTACATTAGCACCTGCACAAAAAGAACAAACAGGTAGTGCTAAAGCTGTAACTTTAATTGATAGTTTGTTAGGGCAAGCTAGTTTACCAGTAGGTACAACTATATCACCACAGTTACAAAATATTGGTGTAAATGAATTAATGGGAACTGCAGGTTTAACATCTGCACTACAAGCTGCTCCTGCAACAGCACCTACAGCACCAACTATAGCTGCACCAACAGCTGTTACGAGCACAGGTGCTACAGCATCTGCACCACAAACTGCTGCACAAATAGCAGCTGCACAGGTGGCTGGAGCAACACCGACTGCAACTGCTGCACAAGGTACAGTATCACAACCTATGACTGCTGCACAGGGTGCTATAACACCACTTGCAACTACCCAAGGTCAATTAGAAAGTTTACAAAATCAAATAACACAAGCTGTACAATCTGGTAATCCTTTACCAGTATTTGCTAGAGGTGCTGCTAAAGCTACTGAAGCTGCAATGGCTAATAGAGGTATGAGTTCTAGTTCTATGGCTGCTGAAGCATTAGCTGAAGGTATAATGAATTCAGCTATACCTATTGCAAAAGCTGACGCTGATGCATATAGGCAAATGATATTCCAAAATTTAGCTAACAATCAACAAGCAGCTCTTGTAAATACAGAAGCATATCTAAAGATGGATATGGCTAATCTATCTAATAGACAGCAAACTAATTTACAAAATATAAATACTAGACAAACATTTTTATTATCTGATCAAGCTGCTGCAAATGCTGCTTATCAATTTAATGCTACTAGTCAAAATCAAGTAAATCAATTTTACGATAAATTATCTACACAAATTTCAGACCAAAATGCTGCTAGGTCAGATGCTATGAATAAATTTTCATCAGCAGAAAAAAATAAAATAGACGCATTAAATGCACAAAATTTAGTTGCTGTTAATGATGCTAATGCAAAAAGAGAAGCAGCCATAAATGAATTTAATGCAACACTACAGAATAATAGAGATCAGTTTAATGTAGAAAATCAAAGAGAGATTGATCAATCAAATGTAGTATGGAGAAGAGCACTTAACACAGCTAATACCGCTGCAATAAATGCTGCAAACCAAGCTAATGCTCAAAATTTATTAAACATATCTAACTGGGCTTTAGCATCTGCATGGCAACAGTGGAGAGATGAAGCATCTTGGGTAAATACATCTTCAGAGAATGCAGCTAATAGAAATCATAATTTAGCCATGGCAGCACTTGAAAGATCAACAGCATTAGATTTACAAGATCAACAATCCAAAGATGCACTATATGAATTAATAGGTAGATTTGGATTTGAAATATTTAATATAGCAGCATCATAAGGAGATTAATAATGAAATTAAAAGATATATTTAAGGTAGCTTTAGTTGGAACAGCTGGATGGATTGGTGGATCAGTAGCTGGGCCAACAGGTAAAAAAATAGGAACTGCATTAGGTGCTAGTTTGCTTGGTGGTGGAGCAGGTGGTAGTGCAAGTGGAGGATCTATGGTAGCACCCCCTAATCTTAGTCGTTTTATGGTAGGTGGTGAAAGATCAAGATTTGCTGGATCAAATAGAGACATACCCGATGCTGTGCCAGTTGGCCAATTAAACAGTGATTGGGAATACAGACTTAATAGATACTTAGTAAGAAGAAAATATTTTGAAGATATAGCATAAGGAAAACATGAGAAAAGAATACGAAGAAAGTAAAAATAATCCATTAGATGCCCCAGTACCAGGGCAATCATTAACAGATAAACCAGGTAATTATCCTTGGGAACATCCGCCATTATATGAAACTCCTGAAGAAGCATCAGAGTATATATGGCAAACACTTCACCAAGAACAATTTATAGAGCAAATATTAGGTATGTTAGATGCTGGTGTGCCTGTGGAAGCATTGGGTAGAGTAATATTATTTGCAGGTTTTACTGAAGGTAAGTTTACACCAGATGTAGCTTTTATAATTACAGAATCAGTAATGAAAATGATAGCATCTATAGGTATGAAAGGTGGTGTAAAAAATATTAAATTATCTTTACAGGATATAACTAATAACAAACAAATTAAAGAGATTGCTAAATTAAAAGATTCAAATGAAAACTTTGAAAAATCAATTAAAAGTGTACAGCAAGATGTTAAACAAGTAGGATTAATGTCTAAACCAGAAGATGAGGAGGCAGAAGTATAATGTCATTTGCAAGAGGAGTTTTAAAAGGATTTTTATCACAAGGGTTAGAGAAGAAAGCAGCAGCTGATAAACAGTTAGGTGATTTAGTATCACAAGTACAGTATGATTTTTTTACTAATAAACTACCACAGTTTAGGGAAGATGAAAGAAAAAATCAAAAAGGATTAGATCAAATAAAAAATGTATACAATGAAAATGCTGCACAGATAGCAGATATTAATGGTATATATGATTTAAAAACTTTTCAATCTGTATTAAATAATCAGAAGTTAGATCTTAAAAAATTAGAAAAAGCATACTTTGGCGATGGTACTATACAAAGTAGAAGAAATGTTAGAGAGAGAAACTTTATGAATGATTTTGAAAACTCCATAAGATCACTAACTGAAGGCCAAGGTAAGATTGGTATCATGACTGCTAATAATTATTTATCAAATTTAAATTTAGATCAGAAAGATTCTGCTATGAAAACTACTGATGTAAAAGTAGATCAAACTAAAGAACAACCTGAGATGACACAAGAGTTATCCTCTACAGCTATTAGGGATTATACACTAGGTGGCTCTCCAACATTTTTATTAAATGAAAATGATTTTGCAAAAATTGCAGAAACTTATATTGGAAAAAGTTTATTTACAACTAATGAAAAAACGGGAGAAATACAGTTTAATTTAGATTTATCAAATGAGGATAAGATATACATTAATGCATTAAGACAAGCTGCTAATGATAATGCTGCTGTATCTCCTGATGGTAAAACTGTAAACGTAGGTATATCTGTATCAGCTGGAAATACCCAGTTGTTACAACAAACAGATTATCATATTTTTGGTACATTTAATCTAGAAGATGGATCATTTGAACAGGGAGTTACTGACAGATCAGGCAGTAATTTTTCAGAAACATATAATGCACAGAACCCAACTGCCAATGATAAAAAAAGAAATTTAAGTGAACACTTGGCAAAATTAGGAAGCAGAGAAGAAATGATATACTATATTAATAAATTTCCACCAAGTTTAACTTTTGATGGTACTGAAAATGTTAAAGAATATTTAGAATTAATAACTGGTATTAAAGATCCATTAAGAAATTCATTGGGAAATTAATATGACAAAGCCTATTTCATTAGGGGATATTAACGTTAATCAAGACGTTAATGAAAGACTATCTGGTAATTTTAAAAAAACAGAAAAATCTTCAGAAGAAATACAGGTAAATCCAGAAATACAAAATGCTATACCTATACAGCGTAATGAAGATGGTTCTTTAAAATATACTTTTGATAATATATATAAAAATGAACAATTAATTTCTGTAGCAAAAGAATATTATAAAAATAGAGATAAACAAGTTTATGATGATAAACAAGCTGTAGATAAATTTATATCTGATAGAACTTGGAAACAAGCGAATACCCTTGCAATGGGTAAAGAGTTTGCATATGTAACAGGTAAAAATTTTACAGAAGATCAAAAAGCTAGACTATCCTATCTTACAAGATACTGGGAAGAACTACCTGATTTTTATGAAGAAGGTGGTAGAGGTGCATCAGGATTTTTTGCTAACTTAGGTGTAGGAATATTAGATCCATTAAATATAATAGGAGCTGGTGCTGGTGGTATAGTAAGTAAAGCTGTATTAAGAAAAGCTGGACAAGAAGTTATAAAGTCTCAATTAAAAAAGAAAGTTGGTAAAAAAGTTGTAGAGAAAACTGTTATATCAGAAATTGTAAACAATCCAATAGAATTATCTAAATTATCTGCAAAAGCAAAAAGAGATGCTTTAATAAAAGGTTCAGCAACTATAGCTGGGGTAGAAGGTGCAGGATTTGGATCTATTGATATAGCAAACCAACTAGTAGAAAAAGAATTAGATTTAAGAGAAACTTTAGATCCTAAAAGAACAGGTACTGTTGCCTTAACTGCAGCAGGTTTAGGATTTTTTGTACCTGCAGGTATTGGTTTTGCAGCAACTAAAATTGCTAATTTAAAGTTAGCAAAGAATACAAAATTACCAACAGAAAAACTAAAAGATTTTTCTAAAAAATTACCTGATAATACTAATCAAGCTGATGGTAATGTAGAAATAAAACTTGGAACTAGAACTGCTAGTAAAGTTAGAACTAATTTAGCAGACCAGTGGGATTTTGTAAAAGTATTACAAGAAGAACTTACTGGTGTAAAAGGTGATGTAGCATCTTTAAAAAAATTATACAAATCTAATAGATTTAAAACAGACCCTATATTAGAGCCTTACTTTCAATTAAGAATGTTAGCTGCTTCAGGAACTAGGGCACAGTCATTTTTAACAGATGGTGTGTATTTACCACCAGATGCAAACGTTAGAATGGCTAGTTATATTAAAGGTAAGAGTGAAGGATTACATAGAATATTATTACCTTTTGATAAAAAAAATGAAGTAATGGAATTTTTAGGATATGTTGCATCTAAAAGAATGCAAGCAATTGCTAAAAGAAAACCTAACCTAGATAAAACTTTACCTTTTGATAAAGCAACTAGACAAGAATTAATTGATTTTGCAGAGTTAGATAAAGTAGCCTACAGAAAAAAATATGGTAAAACTTTAACTAGACAATCTAATTTTACTGGATCTTTACAAAAATTTAAAACATTTACAGATGAATTATTAGACTATCAAGTTAAGTCTGGACTATTATCTGCTGATGATGCTAAGGCTATACTAAGAGAAAACCCATTCTTTATACCCTTAACTAGAGATACCACAAAAAAAAGTGTAGGTATTATAGATAAAACAAAACAACAAACTCAAAAACTTTTAAGTTTAGCTAGACCAGGTGCTGTAAAATTAGCTAAACAAAAACAAGAAGGTGACATTGACCTTTATAAAAATTTAGTAAACTATACATATCAAACTGTATTAGCTGGTGATAGAAACAGAGCTAAGATAGCTTTCTATGATATGATTAATAAAGCTGAAAAGTTAGGTAGAATTGAAAAGGGTAGTGTTGTTTCTTTAGTAACTGCTAATCAAAGAGCAAAGTTTGAAAATATACCAATAGAAAGAGTTAAAGCTGCTTATACAAAAGCAGGTGCAAAGTTTGATCCAGATAGAGATATTATACCTAAAGTTGGTGCAAAAAGAAAAAATCAATTAGATAATATAAATAGTTTAGACGTATTAACTTTTTCAAATACATTTAGAAGAAGTGAAGATGCAGCTTCAGATATTGCAGATATAGTTTATAAAAATGGTAAATCTGAAATTTATGAAATAAAAGATCCTGGATTAGCAGAAGCATTTAAAGGATTGGGTGATGCTGGTGCAGATAGAATATTAAATATGTTTGGAGACAATGGTATATTCTCTAGATATGCAAGGTTTGCTTCCGCAGCAATTACATATTCACCACCGTTTGTAGCATTTAACATAATTAGAGATACTTTAGCAGGGACTATAAACTCTGCATTTGGTATAGGTAGTTCTGCATTACCAGGAAAAGTTGGTTTTGTTCCAGGATTTACAAGTGTTAAAGGTTTAGTATCATCTTTTAGACAAACACATCAATACAAAAAAGCATTACTAGACGGGTTAGGGTACTCTTCTAGATCTCAAGCTGTTGATCAAACACCTCGTAATATAAAAGCATTAGTAGATAATGGTAGTAAATTAGGTGTACTTAAATCAACAACTGATTACTATAAAAATAGTTTAGCAAGATTGTTTTTAAGACCAGCAGGATTTGGTGCTAATCAATACAAAAGATTAGTTCAAGCTGCTGAGTATGGAACTCGTATGGGTGAATATCAATTAGCTAAAGCTGCAGGTTTTAGCGATATTGGTGCTTCATTTGCTGGTAGAGAAGTATCTACAGATTTTGGTATGAGAGGATCTAGTGTTCTTATGAATGCAATTAGTAGAAACACTATGTTTTTTAATGCTAGTATTCAAGGTTTATATAGAACTAGTAGGGTATTTTTTGAACAACCTAAAAGAGCAGCAGCATTAGTTGCTGCAACTATTGTAGCACCAGAGATAGCCTTATATCATATTAACGGTAGGCATAAAGAATTTGCACAAGTACCTGATCAAGTTAAACAATTAAACTATTTAATACCTAACTATACAACTAATGAACAGGGTGAAAGAGTTTTAGATAAAGATTTACCATTCTACGCAATACCAAAACCATATGATTTAGGATTTTTTGCAAATCTTGGTGTAGGTTTATTAGATGGAATGTATAAAAAAAGTGATGGTGTTACGGCAAAATATGTAGCTGAATCATTTTCTTTAATTACACCAGGTATGCCAATACCATCAGGGGTTAGACCTTTTATTGAAATGATGTTCAATAAAAATTTTTATTCTGGTGCACCCGTAATTGGTATGTATGAAATGAGAAAATTAAATGAGTTACAAGTTAGGCCATCAACTAGAAAAATTGCAGTAGAAATGGCTAATGGTGCAAGTAACATATTTAATTTTGTTGCACGTAGTAAAGAGGGATCACTTAAACCAACTATGAGTCCTATAACTATGGACTATATACTAGGTGCTTACCTTACAGGTTTAGCACAATATCCTGTAGATATATTAAGTAATGTATTAGAAAAGAAAGCACCTGAAAAAGGTGGGTTTAAATCTAGACCAACTAAAAGAGAAGATGAGGCAGACTTATCTAGTTTTGAAAATGCAATAAGTATTGTAACTAGAAGATTTAAAGTAGCTGGACCAATAAAAAATTCACAGTATCACAAAGACTGGCAAAAGTTAATTCAGAGAGCTAAAAAACTAAAACAAGTTGACTTCACTCAAATGGATTTAGAAAAAAGAAATGAAACATCTATCATAGGTTTAGGTTTAAGAGTGCTAGAAAAAATTGATGAAGGTATTCCTGCGGGTGTTGAAGAAGAAGTTTTAGTATTTTCTAAACTATCTCCAATATTAAAAGAAGTAGAGTCAAGATTAAGAAAATCTAGAGAAGAAAGAAATAAAATTGCAGCATTACCTGGGGATCCAGATATTAAAAGAGAACAATTAGATTTATTAATTGGTTATGAAAATCAATTACTACAAGCAACTATAGAAAGTTTAGCTGATATGGAAATAGATTTTATATTAGATGAAACATACACAGATAAAGTTAAAGAGTTGGGTGTGATAAAAGGAACTTTATTTCAGTTTATATTTGGCGATATAGAAGATTCTATAAAGAAAAATCCAGCAAGAAAAAATAAATTTGATAATTAAAATTTTATTAGTAATAATAATTATGAGTATAACAGATCAAACAAATAGCATGATTCAAAAAAATTCTTTATTTGATAAGGAGTTTTTAAATTATATTAAAAATGCAGAAAATGATGTATTATATACTAAAGGAAAAAATATAAGACATAAATCAGAAGAAGGTGGTTTAGACACTGTAGGTTATGGTCATAAATTAAGTGAAACAGAAATTGCAGCTAATCAAGTGTATGGGTATAACTTAGATACTTTAACTAAAGAACAAGCTGATGATATATTACTTAGAGATTTAGAAAAAAAAAATCAATTGTTAATTAACAAATTAGGTAAAGCATACACAAATTTAGATCCAAAAAGAAAACAAATGCTACTTGATATAGAGTTTAATGTAGGTGATGCCCCAGGTGTATTTCCTAATTTTACAGAAGGTGTATTACAAAATAAAATTGATGTTATGAAAAAGGAATATGAGAGAAAATTTACTGATAGCAAAGGTGAAACAAAGCCTTTGACTAGAAGAAATGAATTATTTAGTAATTTTTTCTTTGGTAATAATTAATGGCTAAGCAACCTAAGACAACCAGTGAACACCTTATATCAATATATGGATATATAACAGGGTTGAAAAGAGAGGTTAGCACAATAAAAAATAATCATCTTAAGCACATGCATGATGATATAGACAAACTACATAGTAAAATAGATAAACTATTATATGCTATACTAGGTGGTTTAAGTGCAACAATAATAACACTAATAGGATTATTCTATTAAGGGAGAAATACTATGGAAAACATTAAAAATAAAATAAAAGAATTATGGGATAAACACTATCACTGCGTCATCTGTGCAGTTGCAGGTTTTATCCTAGGTGCTATAATAATATAATATAGGAGTATACAATGCCTTTTGAAATGATAACAATGCTTGGATCTACCATTCTTGGTGGGGTTATGA